TAAAGGGACTTTTCGCTACAGAATAAATTATAAACTGCTAAAAACATACTTACAGTATAAGAGGAATGAATCCCCGATTTATATTTCTTATACTCATTTTGCTTATTATTGTTGCTGCTGTTATCTATATACTCTATTTTATGCCAAAATCCGACGAAACAAAAGTTCTCGGTCCATTTGTGTTGAACGGTCGTCCCTCCGAGAACGACGCTGTTGGCTCTACGCTTCAATCCGTTCTAACCCAGGCACAACTCACACAGTCTTTAAAAAGTAATTTTACTATCGGCTTCTTCATCTATATGGATAAAGTGAACGATGAGCGTATTCCATTTGCCGGTCCTAAGGGAGATTATCGTTTCAAACCCCTTGTCAAACTTCTAGGCGTCGGCGAATTTATACTTGACCCCGTACATCAAACTGCTCTTCTGAAACTCAGCCCCCTTGTACCACTTATGATGAACGGACAATTATCACCGCCTCCCCAGGCAGAAATTGAACGTGTCATGAATGCCCGTTGGAATCAAATTACAATTGCTGTTGAAGGACGCTCTATTGATATTTATTTGAATGGAGAGCACGCTACATCACTTATACTTGAAAATCTTACGTGGACGAATCCTACCGGTGTACTTCTTGAAACTTCTCCGGATTTCTGGGGACAAGCTGGTATGATACAAGCCTGGCCTCGCCGCCTGACCGAAAAAGAGATATGGGAAAACTACAAACACGTTACAGATTTACGTGGAAAGCCTAATATCCCGGACGGACAGCCTACATTCAAAAGTATCTGGCACGAACTCTATAATGTTATGTGCCACGCTGGCTTCTGTCCGAATAAGGGAAATCGTAAGGGGGATGATGTAAACGGCTTTGAGTATGTAGATTACGAATACGCCTGAAGATTTTAATGCTCTAGTTTAGAAGAAGTATGAACGCATACAACCGAGTAAAATTATTCTTTTACGAAAGCTCGGGGCTCGTATACAATGTTGTATATCTATTAGCCCTTGCCCTTATCTGCTACTTAGTTTACAGCTACTTAACGGGTAGCTCGGATACAGAGCGCTATGTTCTCCAGGTAAAAATGACAAACGGAGTGTACGGAGTTCCAGGAAACCAGTCTGGAAAGGTAAAACCGTATTGTATTAACTACGACGATAATAAAAAGCAAGACCCGAGTTTTGTCCCTAACCCCAATCTCCGCATTATTGAGGGCGCCGATTTCACCATCAGCTGGTGGATGTATATCAATACGTGGGATGGCTCAAAGACAAACGTGATTAAGCCCATTTTTACAATCACAGACCCGAATGTATCGAACCCTGCTCTTGGAAATAACTCTGCCTATGTGATGACAGCATTCTTATACCCCAATACAAATATGCTCGGTGTTCGTTTACACACACGCGGTGTTAAGTCAGACCAACTAACATGGAAGACACGCTTTGCTTCGAATGCGACAAGCGCTGCCACCGCCCAACAATCGTTCGCAAACAATGGTAGCACCCCTGTATGCGATATTAACGACGTTGATATGCAACGCTGGGTAAATTTCACCTGCGTTGTCAGTGGACGTGTCCTTGATGTTTACTACGACGGCAAACTCAATCGTTCGTGCGTTCTTCCGGGTCCAGTTGTCGGCTCACCTGCCGGCGGCGGTAAGCAGTATGTCAATACATCTGTTCTGGGAGGATTTAACGGTTTCCTCAACAGCGTGCTCTTCTCTGGTGTTGCGCTCACCCCGGACCGTATCTACGGTCTATACCAGTTAGGTCCTCAGGGAAGTACTAGCGTATTACATTCGCTTACAAATAATCTTGGCGTGAAGTTAACGTATAACAAGAACTAAGCGTATATGAATTCTCCATTTATAAAAAGCAATTATAAATAGAGGAAATGGAATCTGTCAGTGGATTTTTAATGGGTGATGGCTTAGTCCCCCAACTTGCCATTGTCATTCTTACAATGATTGGACTACAGGTTGTTATGGCTATGATAGAACAATTTAATTCGTTCTTAACAAAGTTAGACCGCCAAGCGGTTGTATTATTTGATAATACAACAGCTACATCTGTAAGTATTCCCCAGGGACTTGATACAGGTTTCCCTATTTTATATAACAGTCGCGATGAGCAGCAGGGCTCGGCATTCTCGTATTCTATGTTCTTATTTATTCACCCTGATACCTTTGAAAAGTCTGGTCCTGCTGGAAACCAGTGCGGTAACTCAAAGCCCGGTCTAGCAAATGGCAACGCCCCTGTTAAACTCAAGCATGTCTTCCACAAGGGAAGCGAAAACGGCTTCCCCAATCTTGCCCCCGCTGTCTTCGTCCAAAACGATGTAAATACTCTCCGTGTCTATATGAATACGATTGATTCTTGGGATAACTATGTCAGTGTACCGAATGTACCAGTTGGCAAGTGGTTCCACCTTGTCATTCTCCTCAAGGGTGTCAATCTAGATGTTTATGTCAATGGAAATATTGCCGTCCGTATGAAGTTGAAGACTGTGCCGAAACTCAACCCTGGCGGACTCTACGTGATGAAGGACATGTACTTTCCTGACAAGCCTGGGTACGATGAGCGCCTTTTTGCCGACTATAATGTTGTAGGTCCGATGAAGGGTATGGTATCTCGCCTCAAGTATTTCGCCTATGCCCTCAACTACGCCCACATCGATTCTCTCTATCGCGAGCGCCCAAACACGTCTAGCATCGTCGCGCCATCCACAGACGCCCAACAGCCGCCCTACTTCTGGGATGACTGGTGGGTCAATAAGTATTAAATTACCTGATTTAGTTATAATTATATGAATTCGCATAGCGAACTTGTATAATAATTGGATGAATGGGAAGAATAGAATTAGCGGGCGAACTTCAGTCCGCCCAAACCACTGCTAATTTCCAAGAAATTCAGAGTCTCCACAAACGTATAAAGATTATATGTATATCCTGCTAAGTATGGAATCGGCCATACATCCACATCCAGCTCTAATCGGTCAATACGACTTGTATTGAGTGTACCTGTTGGCTGCTGGACCGATGACCCATTGAGAGAGAAACTATAAGCACTCAACGGCCACATTTCGTACTGTGTAGCTTCTCCTAGCGATTGGACCGCCGCGGAATTGCCCTCCATATAACGAAACGGTACATATTTCTGGAAGTAGTCGCTATCCTGGCTATCAAACAAAGCATTACCATTTGCCGTAAAAAATGTATTCAATAAAATATCGCGTTGAATGCCTGCAAGATTAATACCAGTGCGTCCCAAAGGCGCAGTAGCCGCACCTGGGTAAGGATTTGGTGCAGGGCAAGGCTGGACGTTGAGACCATTTGCATTTGTACATACAAAATTGGGGTAGGTCCAATACGGAGCAGGGGTTACAAAGGGACGCTCTGACCCTAATGTATACATCCAATTTGTCAGATTTGTGGACTGATTGCGATATGTAATCGCGTCACTACGCCGTGCGAAAAATATTAAACGAGTCGCTATATTATGTACGTCTAATCTATATGTATTTCGTGTTGTAATTCCATAAAAGGTAAACCATTGAACTTGGCGCACATTGTATCGTAATGTCTTGTTCGTAAACATGAGACGAACATCATCCTGTAAGAATGTAAAGGTTGCTTCTAAGGTTGCGTTGAGCGGCCAGCCATCGAGCAGCGGAACTCCGCCCGAAATATCTGTCAAAAAATATCTCATAGCGCCACTAATATCATTATTTCCGCCATATAGATTCGTCATTGACATAGGAAGATTGCCATAGAGTTTTTGATTCCAAATCTGCATATATCGGTCAATCGACGTTCCGTCAGGTAAATAACTTGGAGCAAGGGTCTGAACTCCAGGACGTACCCTGGCTCCTGACAAATCAAGGATAGTATATAAGTCGCGAATCGGGCGCATTTGAATTGTCACTTCCGAATCGTGATATTGTAGGGCAACAAGTGGGAGTGAATTTTCCGGAAAATCGCTAAACCATAGACCTAAGGGAATACGTAAAATACGACCTGGAATCGACGCCGAATTATTTTGAATCGGTGCCGGATTGTTTGGTGTGCCACGCCATGCGACTACATTCGGATACCCCATTCCTGGCGGGACGGTCGGATCCGCATAAATTCCATTTGCCGGATCGAAACATTCTGGCACATCGCCTACCATCACGCGCCATTTTGTATACGTATCGCTATCCTGGTCTAACATTGCGCGTGACGAAATCCAATCACTATTGAACTGCTGTATAATCTGACCGCCAATCGTGAATGTAATCGTGTCTATCATACGAACACCGATTTGACGAACCCACGCAAATTCATACTGCCGATCAACGGTAACTTCCTGATTGCCATTTGCGTCCAGAATAGGGCATCCGCTAACATCAACAGCGGGGCGAAGATACGCTTTACTGAAAATATCTGGCAATGTTATTCGTAGTACTAAATCACTGAGAAGGTCGCCTTGACGAGGGATTTTCGTCTTCAGCAGAATCGGCGCATCTGGCAGTAAGAGATTCGGTCCATCCAAAGGGATTTGGATCGGCTCCTGTGAAAAGTGTGTATAACGTTCAAACGACTTATAAAAATAGGTTGTTTGTGGGTTTCCATTGAGAATAATATTCTCGTTTCCGTAGCAAACTAGCGATAGTAACCCGCCCGGCATATCTAATCGGGCAACGATAATTCCTAACTACGAAAAGACGCACACTTACTTAGAGGATTATGGCAACACAAGCGTCCATGAATGTACTTATGAATAACACAAATGTCGGATTCACCCCCACCGTATCGGCGATCACAATTCTATTTTGGATTCTTGGGCTTCTTGTGCTATGTGTCGGGGTAGCCGTAGCGTTCAAATATTATCGATTACACGAAAGCCCCTGGTGGTCCGATCGTGCTCGCTCAAACAATGCGCTATGGGATTGGCTCGGCGCCTTTCGTAGCTCACCATCGTTCGGACAATATGGTACACTGAATGAAGTGCCAAGTGGACTTCAACTCTCGGTCGCCCCTTCGCCCGTAGAAAAACAAATTGTAAATCCTTCGCCACCGCCTGTTGCCTGGTGTTTCGTCGGCGAAGATCTCACCGGTCGCTATTGTGTCAAAGTTCCATCTGCTAAATCATGCGATCGCACGCGTGTATTTAACTCCCAGCAAGACTGTGAATTAAAAAATGGAAATGCTTTACCTGCCGGCGTTGTATCTCCGCACGATGGACGGAAAATGACACCCCTTAGCTCTGGAGTGCTGGCGCCTTAATGCGTCGGGTCCAAATAAATAACATTACTCGCAATCAATAGGGGAATGAGTCAATTATTGAGTCAGTTAAAAAATAATTTAATGTATCAGCTTCATGCGGCAACATATAATCCCGACGCTGAAGCATACGCTGCAGAGAAACAGGCGGCTGCTGTCGATTTAAGTGGAAGTAAGAAAGCCGATATAAGTGGATCCGATCTGAGTGGTGCTGATTTGAGCGGCGCTGATTTGAGCGGTATTATATGTTTTACCACTACAGTTCAACTGAGCCCTACAAATTTCTTTGCAAATGATACATTTAATACATATTATAGCAAAGTTTCAAAAGAAGGTTTACATCTGTATCAATTCAATTCATTGGCAAAAGCCAAATCAAAAGCTCAGTCAAGAGATGATTGTACTGGTATATTAACATATGTAACAAATAATCAAGCATTCTATTTAATTTATACTGCTGATGCTACACTGATAAATACAGCACCTTCAACGGATGTTTCAGGCTCGAGTACATCAGTTATGCCGTGGTCTACAGGCACACCTACAAATAATTTGACCTCGATGGCTGCGACGGCTGCTGGGTTGAATCCGCAATTTCTTCATGCTATGACATGTAGCGCACTTGAGAATGAAGAAGAGAGAAAAACATTTAGTCTATCGCGACTATTAAAACGAGCACTTGGAATTACCGGTGGTGTATTGGGTGTATTTTTATTCATTGCGCTCGGTATTTTTGGCGCGTCTCTGGCGACAAATCTCAATGTCTACCGCGGCTGGCCTTACCGTATTCTCTATGCGCTATATGGATTTGTATTCTTCTTCGTTGTTATACCGTATGTACTTCTATGGCGCTGGGCGTATCTGAAAAAACGCCCCCGCTTTTACTCTCTCATTCCTATCATCGGCGCACCCTTTGAAAATCGTATTGCCGCAACTCTCCTCAGTTGGCTCACATTTGAACCAGATGACGAAATGGCATTTTTAGACGGATGTAGGCTGTAATCACTTATAATGTTTATACGCTAAAAACCCCCCTACTCCTAATCCAATCCCTGCTACCATATATAGCAATGATTGTGTATCAAAATAAGGGCGCTCTGATGCCTCTTGAAAGGAGAATCTTGATAGTTTAGAGAGTCCTACTACAGAATGAACGAACTCGTGCCATGTAATTGTAGGTTTCTTGAGTTGTTGGTTTATTGTATTATGCATATTAAATAGCCATCGAATAAGGGTTTGTTTATCTCCTACAGCCTCACGAACAGGAGATTCTTTTAAATTCGCCTTATAATGTTCCTTACATATCGGACACGGTATTACATATTGTAATGACTCGAAGAAGTTTATGGCAGCCGCTTTCTCCTCCTCCTTTGGAAACGGTGAATATCCAATTGTTACAATATGCATCATCATCCAAAAAATAGGACCCCATACTGCCGGTCCCATTCCAATCGGTGGGAACGCCTCTTCCCTTTGTGGCGGAGTTCCTTTCATATTATCAGGTAGAGTTGGGCGGCTCATTCTCTTGTATTTAGATATTTTCCTGGGTTTGATTGTCCGAAAAAAGTTGGCGCACCTATCTAATGGAGTGCGTAAATTGTGGTAAACTAGGTCATACATTCCGGGATTGTACGGCGCCTGTAATGTCGTTTGGCATATGTGCGATTAAATTTTTAGAAAATATACCATATTATCTGTTGGTTAGAAGGCGTGATTCACTATGTTATGTAGAATTTCTACGAGGAAAGTATAAAATGGATAAAATAGACTATATTCATTTACTGATTAATGGAATGACAGTTGAAGAGCGTGGACGTTTGTTAACAAAGCCTTTTGAAAAACTATGGTCCGATCTTTGGAACGCTCAAAACACCCGACAGTTCCGAACCGAATTTGAAAATGCACGACGTAATTTTGAAAATCTTAAAACGACTGGAGACCGTAACGGAAAGACACTTGCTTTGTATATTTCTACAGCAACCGGTGCATTTACCGAAGCAGAATGGGGATTTCCAAAAGGACGCCGTGCGTTAAAAGAGAAAGAGCAAGAATGCGCTTTACGCGAATTCAAGGAAGAGACTGGTATTCCTGTAAAATGCATCCATATTCTTGACGAGCCACCACTGATTGAAGAATATGTTGGTACAAATGCCATTCCTTATAAGCAAACATACTTTGTTGCCTGTTGTAAACCAAATATTGTTGCAAATATTCAACCTAATAATCATATTATGAAACGAGAAATCGGTGACATTAGTTGGTTTACGTTTGAAGCAGCTATGGCGCATATTCGTGAATCGAACGTCCAAAAACGCGCAGTTATGACAGAACTTCATCGACGGATTACGGAGGGCGGCTTACGTACAAAAATAACGGCGGCTCTTGAGTGGCAAACTATGTAATATTCTTTTTCCGCGTTATAATTAGAATGGAAAAAAACGTAGTTATGAATAATCCTTTAAAAAAGGCACTCAATGCCAAAGTTCCAACAGGAGTAAATAATACACTTAAGAATCGCCCTTTACCAGCAGGACCTGCCAATAATACAAAGAAAAATAAGCCGAATAACAAATCCAACAACAAGCCCAATAATAAACCGAACAATACGACAAATAACAAGCCAAACAACAAGCCCAACAACAAGCCGAACAACAATGCAAACAACAAGCCCAACAACAATGCAAATAACAAGCCGAACAACAATGCAAATAACAAGCAGAACAACAAGCCAAATAACACTAAGATGAATAACAAGCCGAACAACAATGCGAACAATGCGAGTCTTAATAAAGCAATAAAACAGTTAAATGATGCGCTACCTGTTATTAAAAAACAGGCAAACAGTTTGAGTAATAATGACCCGGATAAGGTCTATTGGGTAGCATCAGCTAATTTTTTAACAGAGCATCTCCCAATTATTAAAAATCATAAAAATACAAAGACAAGCACAAACTACGTCAATCGTGTGAATACATTTGTAAAATCACGAAAGAATCTGTCGAATGGTAAGACAAATAATAAGGCGAATAACACAGAAAATAACACCAAAAAGAATAACAATAATGCTGTGCCCGCAGCGGCACCCGCTGCCAGAAAGCGATGGCGTTCGTGGTGGTAAGCGATTTAAATTCGCCCTACAAACAGAGAGAATGGCGTCGGCGCCAAATCCACAAGCTCTGCAAACTGCAGAACCTATGGCTACACTTATTGCCCAAGATATCAAAACTTGGGATAATGATAAACTTCAACGCTACGCCGAAAAATATTGGCGCGATGACGACACAGACGTTGCTAATATTATCGATGATGACTATGGCAAGATTATGAAGGGTCCCGTTGATGAGCGTATTCGTGACGCCATTCTGAATGAAATGACTACACGAAAACTTGCTATTCCTAAACCACAAGAGTGGATAGAACGTCGCGATGAAGAATACGGTTTATATCCCGATGTATCAGACCCTAACTTTGCCGCACGTCTTGCCCGTAAGACCGAATTTTACGAACTCCGCTCAGAGCCTGTTGCCGAAGACAGCTGTCAACGGGCAGTTGGTGAATTTAGCGCAACCTCTATCCAACGTCTTGTCGCACGCTTTTTACATCCTGATACTCCTTACAATGGTGTATTATTGTATCACGGCGTAGGTGTCGGTAAGACCTGCTCCGCCGTCACTGTAGCCGAGACGTTTCTGGAAACGATGCCATATAATAAAGTCTATATTATTGCGCCCCAAGCCATTGCCGAAGGGTTTCGCCGTACAATCTTTGATGTAAATCGCCTTGTTCCTACGACTCCCCAAGAATACGCCCTTACCAAAGAACTCTGGAAATCCCCACAATGTACCGGAATGACGTATGTACGTTTAGCCGATATGGCAAAGAATCGTAATAAAGACGAAATTGCCAAAGAAGTCGATAAATTAATCAAACAGCGCTTTCAAATTATGGGATACCTTAAATTCGCTAATTGGGTGAATGACCGCTTCAAAGAGATACCTGATGTTATTACCGGCACCGCGCGGGACGACCGTAAAATAGCAATTATTCGCCAATTATTTGCCGACCACCTTATCATTATCGACGAAGCCCATAATCTCCGTGATGCCGACCCAGGTGACGAGGATAGTGCCGAAGGTATTACGGAAGGACCTAAGGTCGATGAGCCTGCGCGCGTCAAACTGAGCGAGCGCGCCGAAGGAAAACGCCTTACTCCCATTTTACAAGATATATTACGCGTTGCCGACGGACTCCGTCTTATGCTGATGACCGCCACTCCTATGTATAACACGGCGCCTGAAATTGTATTTTTATTGAATCTGCTAACATTAAACGATACAAAGGATGATTCACTGCGGTTAGAAGTATCACAGGTTTTTCAGGGTGACGGAGAATTTAAAGAAGGTGGCGCAGCGGCGCTCAGCCGTCTCATTAAACGGTATGTAAGTTACATGCGCGGCGAAAATCCAAATACCTTCCCCGTTCGTCTTACACCTGCTGAAAGTAATATTGGAACATTCATTGATGTCTATCCCACTCGTAGTATCTCTCGTAAAGAGACTCGCAAACGTAAAACAGATATTATGGGGCGTGTCAGCTGGGGAGACCACGATAAAAATATTATGAAAAGTTTACCGCTCTGCGTCCATAGTATTAAGGATACCTGGGCGGGTGAAAATCTACGCCACTATCTCAAGAAATATCATACACAAGCGGTGGATGAAGGTGACCGCGGCGCAGAAATTACCGATTTTATACTTGACCGCACCATGCAAATGGGAAATATTTACTATAAAAACGGAACTTACGGACGTGAAGGGTGGAATAACTATTTTAAAGAAGTTATGACGGTCTTTCGTACAATGAAAGTGAAACAATTTCGTTGGAACCAGGATACAACAGAGGCAAATGTTGCTCCGCTGGAGGTCAGTGATATTTTTGGAAAAGAGTCTATTGCCGAGTATGCTCCTAAGATTGCCGCAATTGTCGACCTAATTGACCGCGGTGAGGGTATCTCATTTGTCTATTCGCGGTATGTTACAGCCGGTGCATTACCTATTGCTATTGCATTAGAACTCCGTGGTTGGGTCCGTGTTCTTGCCGACGGAACACCTGCGCCGCTTTTAATTCAGGAAGGCGCACCACGGGCGACTAAATACTATATCCTTCTGACATCCGATGAAACCCTGTCTCCAAATTTTTCAGGTGGAGCGCTTCTACGCTACGCCACAACCTTCAAAAATATGGACGAAGTCAACGGCTCAAAGGTAAAAGCAATTATTGGTTCTCAGGTCGCGTCTGAGGGACTGGACTTAAAATGTGTACGCCAAATTCATTTGCTTGATGGTTGGTATCACTTGAATCGAATAGAACAGATTGAGGGACGCGGTGTTCGTTTCTGCTCGCACGTAGAACTACCATTAGAGAAGCGTAATTGTCTCATTTATCTACACGCTGTTGATGTTGGTAAATACGAGACCGCCGATTTATACGCCTATCGCCTTGCAGTTCGTAAGGCACAACCTATCGGTCGTGTCAGCCGACTCATGAAAATTAACGCCTGGGATTGTGTACTCAACTTAAATGCGGTATTACTCAAAAATATGGGTGAACGTCTATTAGTCGATGCGCTTGGTCGTAGAGAAACCGTTGAACTCAAGGATGAGCCCTTTACAAGTCTATGCGATTATATTGGGGACCCTGCTCCTGGCGGCGGATACGAATGTAAGCCGTATGTATGCGCTGCAGAAACGACCGAGTTAGGTGCCGATGAAAGCACGCAAAAATCGTACAATTTCCGTCGGGTCTTTTTAGAGCGTCAGCAATTACTCATAAACTATTTTAAAACAGAAACTGTCCTACAAGTGGATAAAATACTCAAACTCTTTTATAATAATATTCCAGAATCATTTGCACGTATTGGTTTACGCGATGTACTTAATAAAGTCCGTATTCATCGCAATGATGGAATCTACGGCACCCTCAAACTTGTGAATGACTATGTTGTATTTCAACCTGAAGGTGTAACAAATACTATGATACCTATGGCTCTTCGATACGGTCGTGCCTATGGTCGTATGCCTCGTGAATTTGAACCTCCTCGCGGTACATTATTAGCTACAGAAGGACTCGTATTGGAGCCGCCGCCGGCTGCTGCCGTGGTTGCTGCTCCTGCTACTACAGGTGTAGCGGCTGCAAGCGCAGTTGTTGTAGAGGAGACTGACGAAAAGTTAGCCACCGACGCGCTTAAGAAACTGGCACAATGGGATAAAACACTTACACTCATTCTTGCAGGGCGGCTTACCGGTGTTATATCTGAAACTGAATCGTTGCTTGGTTGGCGTTGGGTTTTCCGTTTCTTCCGTCATTTAGCCGATGTACGACCAATCGCCTATCACTGGTTTATGGAGAATTTCTGGACGTATAAAGAACAACTGGCAGTTTTCCGTGCGTGGTTGACCCGTGGTATTAATACACTAGTCGGTTACGAAAAAGTATGCGCGAGCGTCTTTATGAAAGAAAATCACCGCATTGAACTTTTCCAAAAAGATAAAACAAATCGTATTAGCGGTTGCGTCATTTATAATCTTTCAGCAGGCGAGTCTGGTAGTGTCCAAACATACTGCCAGTATGGTGGCTCTATATCGCAATGTACGGCGGTCTTTAAGGATGACGTGAATGCTATTCTTGGCGCACCAATTGACCGTAAAGAAGGTACCGGTCCCTATTTTGGTTTCCTGGTCTCCAAACAAAAGACAATTGTATTTAAAACGGTCGATAAAGAGAAGGGTGATATTAAGGGCGCCGAATGCGCAAATACAAGTAATCTTGGCAATCACGAGAAGCGTATTCGCGCGCTTCACGATATTTTCCGTAAAGCCGGTGACCCGATTGTAGGATTACTACTTGATGATGCGCCGGCGGCACGGGCGAGTGATAAGGACCGTAAAGACCGGCAAAAGGTGCTAACAGCACAATTTGAGACAGCACAGCCGTCATTTGTTGCTGACTCGGCAGACCCTTTGAAACATACGGGCGACCTGACCCTCAAACAAATATGCCCGTATATGGAGTTTTTGTTGCGCTATGCCGACCGCCGCGCAGTGGGCGGAGTACGCTGGTTTCTATCAGTGGTGGATTCGGCACGGGCGGGGGTCAAGATGACCTGATTCGGCGGCTTCGGCTTAAAATTTGAAACCTCTCAAACCAATAGGAGATAAGTAAAGGGATGTATCACACCATTTACTTAGATGAACGCGTAGCACTGACACCGAGTGAAATCAACAACGTACATAAGCCTGATGATGTGAAGGATATGTTGGTTATGAAACTGAAAGAGCGCCACGAATCGAAATGTAATGCCAACGGCTATGTGAAGCCCGACTCTATTGAACTTGTTGCGCGCTCGGCGGGGGCTGCCGAAAACGGTCGCTACACCGGCAACTTCGTCTACGACTGTAAAATGAAATGCGATGTACTTTACCCTAAGGGTGGTATGCTGATGAATGTACTTGTCATCAAGGTTACAAAGATGGGTGTCTACGCTGTCTTTGAGGAGGCGATTCGTATCCTTGTGCCGCGTGATATTCATATTGGCAATACGGTATTTGATGGTATCAAGGAGGGTGATGTCATTAAGGTTCGCCTAGAACGTAGTGAAATCAAGACCAACGCCCCCTTTATTATGGCGGTTGGTAAACTAGTTGAGGACGGCGAGGGTGAAGAGGATGCTGAGACAAATGCGTAAAATGAATATAGAGAAACACGCCCTTCTTATTAACTATGTCTGCAGCACCCGGTACTTTATCACCTGAAGAGTACGAGCGACGTAAGACATTTTTAGATAATCTCAAGGGTCTTACAAAGACAGAACATATTGAAATTATTCGAATTCTACAAAAACACTCTGCCGAATTTTCCGAGAATCTGAACGGAGTCTTTTTTAACTGCTGTAATCTATCACAACCGGTCTTTGATGACCTGGAACTCTTTATTCAATTCACGCAGACAAATCGTAAGAATCTTGCCGACCGCGAGATGTATCTTAGCTCTTTAACCCGGACTCTTTAGTCCTTTAGGACTGCGGGACTTGTCGCCGAGGGGTCTAAATGATTCGCCGCTTTAATTACATAAATGGTCCATTGGAATGAATTATCCGACTTTCTAAAGTCTAATCCGTTTCAAACATATAATGTGAAACCGTTGGAACTATTGGTTCCTGAACGAAAGGGTGTAGATCACTTTCCTATTCTTGAGATAGTTGCTGCTCCTACCGCTGCTCCTGCCGCTGCTCCTGCCGCTGCTCCTGCCGCTGCTCCTGCTATTGCCACTGTTAATTCCCGTAAATTAGAACTACTCAAACACACACTTGATCCCGTTGTATTCGGTATTGAGTATACTGATATTTTATATAATGATTCGCCCAAAGCGAGTAAACGTCAAATGGAAATTGATGAAGCGCTACGATGCGAAGCACGTATTGACGAACTCTATAAATCTCAGGGTGGACGCTCGCGGGGTTGGACGAAAACCATGCTTGAAGCCATTATTCGTCCTCGATGCGCTTCTGGTGGCGATTTATACGAGCTCAAACAGGCAAAGTCCGTCTTTCTATGGCAGGTCGTCAAAACCGATAAGTCTATCTCGGCATTTCTAGACTTTCTCTGTGTCGCAAAACAGATTCAGGTTGCTATCTGGAACGATGAAGATAATGTAATTACTATCTATCCGGCGGCTGACTATATCGGCGAAGGTGCTACCGGAATTCGTGGGATATATCATGTACATCATACCGGTGTGATGATGAAATCACTAGGAATTTATAACGGAAAAGACCTTGTAACATTTGCCGGTGTGAATAAGTGGACCTTATTACCTCCCCAATCCGTTCTTCATAGCCTTGAGAAGTTGACTCTGGGCGACTTAGAATCCGTCGGAAAGAAGCTTGGAATGGAGGCAGTTACCGGGTCTAAGATTGAACGTATTGCCGCCGTTGCCGGATACAAATTAAAATCCCGACTCGCGGTCTAGCCAGGGGCGGAGATAAAAGTTGATGGCTTTAAGCAAAAAGTCTTAGACTTAATAGAAGTATGTCCCTAGAGCTCAAATCTACAGAATCCCAGGCTTTAGATACGCTATGGGCTGCGTGGGAATCCGCTACAGAGACCGAGATTGAAGCGACATTCAAGCGTCCTGACGGCAAAGAGCTCGATTATACAGCATTCTTAAACGCAATTAAGCATTTACGTAGTGTTGGTTTACAAGAAGACCCTCAGCCGCCCAAACTGAATATTATGATCGGCGGCGGTTTACGCTTTACTCTTGTAGGTGAAGGTACTATCCAAGCGTACTGCCGGGATAATACACTCAAAGGCAAGCCATTCTTCTGTATATTAAAGGATAAGAAACAGGCATCCGCAAAAGGACCTAGTGAAATCGACTTACCCGAATACGGTGTACGTGTCAAACTACGCCGTGAGATTCCATTATCAAAAGATGACCCGCGTGTTGTTGATGCGGTAACGCGCTGGGCGTCATTACCCAAAGCATTCCGTTACATGCAACGGTTCAGTTTCACATCATTACACTGGAAGGGACTCCAGTTCGACGCCTCCTTTGTACGTGAAAATCGCAAAGATACCCGTGGAAACTATATCCAGGCGACCACCTTTACGAACGCCGGTATTGTTAAACAACCCACCCATTACGAGCTCGAAGTCGAAGCGCTCTCTGGAGCAACAAAGAAAGCCCTTATCTTCGGCATTGTTTCCGTATTACGCGGACTACAAAAGTCATACATTCTTACCCGTGAATCCGTACGCCAACAGATTTTAACACAGATGGAGGGACAGACCGGTGCTAAGAAGGGCTCCTTTCCTGGCTCTCAGCCTATTACACTACGTAAAACTCATATGGGACTCGAAAAGGAAGCTGATACTCCAAACATTCGCCTTGAGGATTATAACGTGACAGATAAGGCGGACGGACTACGTTGTCTAATGGTTGTCGCAAAGAACGGTCGTATTTATCTTGTTGACCGCTCCCTTAACGTATACGGTACTGACCGTCGTATGGATGATGTTTCGACAGTAGAGTGGGCTGGCTGTGTACTGGATGGCGAATGGGTGACGACCGACGCAACGAATGCGCCAATGAGCCGTTATTACGCCTTTGATATCTTTAATGGACGCCGTGGCGAAGATGTCTCTGCTCGCCCCTTTATTGTTCGTGGCACAGATGTAGCGGTAAGCCGTGAAGCGGCATTACGTGAAGCGGTTGCTGCCCTCAGCAACGCAGACTATAGTGTTACCAATATTCCCAAACAGAATAGTCTCTCCGTTCATATGAAAACATTCCAAACGCCTGTGGACCCCACAGACCCTGTTGGTATCTTTAAGGAAGCCGCATCCGTACTTGACCGTCTTGCGCGCGATGCACCCTACCATACCGATGGTCTCATCTTTACACCCAATGCGTCACCGCTTGTCAAGAATATAAATACGTGGGAAGCCCAGTTGAAGTGGAAACCCGCCTCGCAAAATTCCGTCGATTTCCTTGTAATTACCGAAAAGGAGAAGGACGGCGAAGGTAAAGTGACACCGGTTGATGCCATTAGCACAAAACTACGCGAAGATACGAACCAGATTGTTCGCTATAAGACTCTACGACTCTTTGTAGGTTCATCAGTTGACCCTGCGCTTGTCGACCCGCGCGATACCGTTCTTAATAAGAAACCGTACCCGTCATCGCTCCAAGAGGGTACTCGTAGTGCCTATCGACCTGTAGAATTTACACCATTGCCACCTGACCCTATGGCATCTGTCTGCTATGTTGCAATAAACGCTGGTGCGACAGATGCTGCCGGTGCGGCGCCAAACGCGCAGAGTCTTGAATCACTCGATGATACCATTTATTGCGAAGAGACGAAAGATGCCATCACAAATCGTACAATTGTTGAAATGGTCTATAAACCCGAAGCCCCTGCCGGTTGGCGATGGGTCCCCCTTCGCGTTCGTTGGGATAAGACAGAAGATTTCACGCGCGGTATTGTTGGCGGAACACTTAATAGCGATAAAGTGGCAAATGATGTTTGGCTCTCAATTCACGATCCCGTAACCGAATATATGATTCGCCGTGGTGCCATTACCGAAGAAGTTGTTGAGGGCGCTCCAGCACCCCATACATCGAATCTCGCCTATTATCAGCGTAAGGCTCCCCAGCGGGACCTTAACAAAATCCGTGGTCTCACCGAATTCCATAATCGCTATATTAAAGATGAAATACTACTCTCTAAGGTTCTTACAGCAGGTGCCTCAGTTATTGATATGTCAGTCGGTCAAGCCGGCGATATCCACAAGTGGATGAATGCGCGCGTTGGCTGGGTCCTTGGCTGTGATATTGCTCAGACAGGGTTAGTGGATAATAAAAATGGTGCTTACCGCCGATACTTACAGTATCTGATGCGCTCAAAGAACGGCGCCGGCGTACCACGTATGCTATTTGTCCACGCAGATTCCGCGGTTCGTTACGCCGACGGCTCCGCCGGTCAAACCCCCCTTGACCGCTCTATGCTACGAACGTTATGGGGTGAATCAGATCCTACAGCTCCGCCCTACGTTCAGGAAATGCGTGGTATGGCAGCTGCTGGCTTTGATGTTGCCTCCCTTATGTTCTCTCTTCACTACTTCTTCAAGGACCGCACAACACTTGACGGCTGGCTACGTAATCTTGCCGAAACTGTAAAAGTTGGCGGTTACTTTGTAGGCTGCTGCTTTGACGGCGATAAGGTTGTATCTCTGCTCCAAGATTTGCCAACAGACGGAGTGCGCCGCGGAAATGAAGGCGCCTCGGATATCTGGTCTATTACTAAGAAATACGACGCTGAAATGACGGTCCTTCCGGCGACAGACGAATCTCTTGGTAAAGCAATTGATGTCAGCTTTATTAGCATTGGTGAAACATACCGCGAGTACCTTGTATCATTCCAGTACTTTGTACGGCGTATGGGTGAGATTGGAATGGAACTTCTCAATGCGGCGGAGTTGGCGGCAATGGGTATGGTTTCCTCCACCAATCTCTTCTCTACATCGCACGAAATGGCAACGGCATCCGGTCGCAATTACGCAATGAGCGCAGTCATTCGTACATTCAGCTTCCTTAATCGCTGGTTTATCTTCCGTCGTCGCTCAACTGCTTCTACACTCAGTCTCCCCCCTGCTCCTGTTGTAGGTGTAACAGCAGAGATGCCAGTTGTAGAGCCAAGTACACTCGAGGTAGAAAAGGCACCACTTGAACCATATGTTTCCCCTGATGTTGTTGCGGCGTTTGAAGAGCGCTTAGCCGCACAGCCAGTCCACGAGGCTCCTCCTGAGGAGGAAATCGAGGAGGCTAAGGAAGCAGAGGAGGCTCAGGACGTTGAAATAGAAGAAGCGGAGGCTGCTGAGGCTGCTGAGACTGCTGAGACTGAAGACGTCGAAGAAACTGCGGCAGTTGACCTTGCTACCGGTCCAGCGTATCCTTTCTACCATAAGTCTGCCCCAAAAGATGACCTCAAGATTAAAGAGAAGGGTTGGCGCCGTATTATCAGCACCTTTGCGCCGTTTATGTTTAAGGATCCTAAGAATCCCTCGGTTCTCTATCCCAATCTAGAGGCGGTAATTGGTGCTCTTAAGTATCAACTCGGCACTAATAAGCCTGAGCTCGGCGCTCAACTATTCTCGACCAACGGTAATATCTACCAGAAGTATCTCGAAGAGAAGCGTGCCCTTGGTGCGGATGCGAGTGCCGAAGCACTTTCAGCTCTCAGTGATGAACTCGGTGTCAAGATGCGCGACGCCCAAAAACCTGCTATTCTTAAGAAGACCGGTGCGACCTTTACACCTGAAACATATATTGCAGGTGTAGAAGCTCCGTTGTTTGCCTATTTGAAGCAACGTTACGACGAAGATGCCGTATTCCGAAAGATTCTTGATACTGTAAAAGAGCAGAAGGCGCGTTTAGTCGCTTTTACCCAGTCGACTGAGAGTGAAATGACCGGCACGGTTGCTAAGGATGGCTCCGTCTCTGGCTCCAATATACTAGGTCGTGTCCTGATGAAGCTGGTTGGACTTATGTATTAATTTAAAATCTTACCGCGTTAAAGACGTAATGGATCCCGTAGCCTATGCGCCCTTGCCCTCAGCACCCCAGCCGTCAGCCCCACCAGTTGACTCTATCATAACTGTAAGACCTAAAATTCTAACAATTCGGTTTGAAAATCCGGCGGCGGTTATTGCTGCTACGACTAATAGGCGGTGGCTCGGCTACTGTATTTTTATCATTTTTGTAGTTTTATTTGCTCTAGGCGCCTTTTATTTTATGATGTTCGGTGTTGAACGCAAAAATTGAGACTGGTGGTGTTTGATTTGAGTCTTGGCATAAAAAGATGCCCCAGTCAATTATTGATGGAGCTCTAGCGTGGCAACGTCTAGCAGTTGTAAACCGACACCCGCGCGATGAGCGCATTACCTTCGATGAGGAGACCCATAAATATACTATTGATGGGTCTCGTTATGATATTTCTTGTACCGGTTTCGTTCATAGTTTCTTTAGTCACTTTGACCCCGATGATGTTATTAAGAAAATGATGCGGAGCCCCAACTGGAAGCCTGGTGGTGCATCTTACGAAAAGTATAAGGGGCTCACGCCACAGGAAATTAAGGACCTATGGACTGCTGGCGGCGCAGAGTCCAGCGGAGCGGGAACGCGTATGCATCTTGATATCGAACACTATTACAATGCGTCGCCAATCGGCAATCTTGCCGGTGACGGCTTTGAGGCATATCCCAGTACAGAATGGGACTACTTTATGCGTTACGAAAAGAAGTGGCGCGTCGCTAAGGGATTTGTCCCTTACCGCACCGAATGGCTCGTCTTCAATGACGAAATTCGCCTTGCCGGTTCGATTGATATGGTCTATGCCAAACCCGACGGGACATTTGCTATCTACGATTGGAAGCGCTCTAAAGAGATTAAGACCGAAAACAAGTATCAAAAAGGTATCGGACCGCTTTCGCATCTCGACGATTGTAATTATTGGCATTACTCTTTACAGCTCAATAATTACCGGCGTTTGCTTGAAAAGTTCTATGGTCTTATTGTGAATGAGCTGGCGCTTGTCATCCTACATCCTAACAATAAGTCGTATAAGATTGTCAAACTCAATTTGATGGACGATGAAGTGGAGGCAATGTGGAATTTCCGCCTTGAGCAAATGAAAGCTATTGCTGCGAACGGTCCTCTTCCGTCTCTGGTACCTGTTGTCGAGGAATCTGAATCCGAGCCAGAGCCTGATATGGGCTGCCTAATTGTTGATGACTAGACTCGCGCCAATTACTATAATAATTTTTCAATCCCTAAGTAAATGCCGTACACAACGGTGTATTTAAATTGGGAATTTGATGGAACCGTCTGGAAAGGCGAACAAATTCGTTCTCATATCCCCGATGAGGATGAATCCGTCAGAGTACATTTAGAAACTTACGTTGAAGAATACTATGTAATCGCTCAACTACATATAGACTATATAAGTATGTTTGTAAATTATAGTGATAATCCTATACTACCTCCGCCTCGCATTATGAAGTCAACGGATGGGAAGACTATTACTGTATCATTTTCTTTTCAAGCGCCTGAATAGATGGAGATTTGGAAACTTCTATTCATACTTGTTGTTGTATGCGCCCTTGGCACATTTGCCGTTTATGGACGTTGGATAGAGCGCGGTGCGCGACCCTTTGCTCTTCGACAAAGCCATTTACGACACGTGATGTACGAAGGATTTGGTGGCGGGTTTGGTGTAGGATTTAATGGTGGATTTGGTGTTGGCGCAAATGGTGGCTTTGGCACTGCTATTGAACCAAATTTTGGTAGTGTTGGTGTGGATGATAAGAAAAAACCGACTGTAGAATCATTCTATGGAGGGGGTGGAGGCGGCGGAGGCGGTCATGGCGGTGGAGGACATGGTGGGGGTGGACATGGTGGTGGCGGGCACGGAGGTGGTGGACACGGTGGACACGGAGGGGGCGGTTGGCACGGACCCGGTGGATACGGTGGTCCCAATCAGGGAACCTGGCGCGGTTGGGGCGGTGATGGCGGCAATTGGGGCTGGTACGGCTGGAGCTACCCCTGGGCATGGTACGGTCCTATAGATGTTGCTGTTGCCTGCTATTCCGATGCCGACTGCGATTCCTTAGTCACTCAGGACAGAAAAAGTTTTTGTGCGAGTAATGGATATTGTGCTCGGAAAGGGGCGGATATAGTCGCGCCTGTAGGTATTCCTGATGCTATCTAGACGCGAGGTGCGGCTGTAGCTTCCCGTATAATTTCGTTGGCAGCGGCGTTTGTCTCATTATCTCGTCGAATACGTTCCCTGGTGGCAGCCTCATCTTCTGGCTGACGCATACGAAGTTCTACATTAATCGGTTGAATCTTACGATTGAATTGACCTTCAATATCACCATAACACGCATTACAATACTTTACAAGATCTTGAATTTGCTGCTTGACTTTATTCTTATCACAACCAGCTGTGAGAATTTGCGAGATGATTTCACGGGCACCACCCGCAAAGACCTGTGCTACCTGCGCCTTTGCCACCGCAAAGCGTGTACTTTTTTCTGAACGTTGAAGAGTATAGCGCCAATCTTCTTCCTTGAGTTCACCTAGCATAAACTTCACACGCATAATCCGAAGTTTTTCATCATTATCCTGATTCTCTACACGCGCGTTGTCCTCTGCTTCCAGCATAAGACGCCACGCTTCCGCAAGATAGCAATGGATAGGAGTACGCGATAGAGGTCCTTGTAGAGCACGAATAATATCACGGTCTGTGGCACAGCCATTCTGTAGTGGATTTGCTGTCGGATCCCTACCCTGGCTACGTAGCCAATCAAAGTAGTGCGGATTATGGACCGGACCCGCAGCCATCTTACCGGTCTTCCAACTGAAACCCGTATTACACTGCGTACACCACATCTGGTCGCACCCCTCAATCTTACAAATACTTACACCACACTTCGGACACGACTTCGCCTCCGCCTTCAACAGCGTTGCCGTTGCCACCTTATCAGGCTCACAACGATGGTTTGGGTCCTCACGTAGCGCGCCCTTCAAATCGTGACAATCAGAGCACGTATACAGATCACAGAGTCCGCACTTCCACGCCGTTGATAAGAATCCCTTACAATCCGGTGCAGGGCACGGCTTGACAAAGACCGCTGCCACCTGCTTCGGCTTCTGTGCTTCCTGTGCTTGTTTTGGCGCGGTAGGATCGATAAGACGCTCACGCCCATACGTATTAATAACACGCTCAATATTTGAAACAACCTCATAGGCTGCGCCCAATTCACGACCAATACGACGTGACTTTTCACGTAAGTCTTCAAGAGCTGCGTCTGCCGCTTCCCTTTTCGCGAGCGCCGCACGAACCTCCGCGGCATCTGCCTGCGTTATAGGAAGCTTTGACTTTTCACGGTCCGCCAGCACCTTCTCGCGGTGCTCCTTATACGTCTTCAGACGAAAGGTGCTTGTCATTTCACCATCTAGAAAATTACGTTCCCAACCACGGTCACACTCCGTGTTGACACACCGAGGGACATCCGTCGCCTCATTTAATAAGTACGTTTGGAAACAAGTACGACATATCTGAATTTCGCAATGCGGACATGTTGTAGATGCGCGGGTTGTCGCATTGAATGTATCAAAGCAGACACAGCATGTAGGTTTAGGGACTTTAGGAGGCATCTTTACTGACTCTTAAATTATAAGGATGTTATTGTCAATTTTTGTCAGTCCAACGCCATCTTAATACTTGCCGGCAATTCATTTTCACGGAATGTAAATCCCGTTGTTTTACGATTCTGAAATGGAACACCATTCACATCTAAAATAATATAGGTTTGAATATCACCCGCCCCTTCCGAAATCATATCAGATGGCGAGACTTCAATCTGACTTGTAATAGAATTATAATGTGTTTTTAGTATATTCACTTTCATAGATTTTGCTAATTGTAACCATTCCTCCTGAGTACCGTGAAAAATCTTATCTGCCGGTATAAATTTTGCTAACCGCATCACCTCATTCAAAAACGCGCGACGGTCCGATACTAAATAGGGACTGACAACAATACGATACAGACTATCCGCCCAGTCTGCCGGCAATTGAATCGACGATTCATCGATTCCTACTTCCTCAGGATAGGTAAGTCCTGTTGTATACTCCGTCGGCTGACGTTTACTGTATCCTAAAATATCATATAATAGTTGGGTACCACGACCAATCGCCGAAAAGAGTAGCGAACTATTCTCATAACGGAATTCGCTTCCCTGTAACGGCTTCAAACGACTTACCGTATGATTCATAATCTCCATAGCACGACCAAATGTACGTAATAATTCGTCCGTTAACCGCGCCGACATTAAATGAATAGGGTCAATCGACCGCTTTATATGGCGCTCTGTTCCTGTTGTATGGATAAGGCATTGGCGTAATGGGGCGGCATCCTTTGTCCACGAGCATCCTTCAATACAATCGGTCTCCTTTGTAATTTGCGTACATTCACGACGTAAAACGGACGGTTTTTGGGCGGGGCGTGTATCATCACGCTTTACCCATTGTTTGACATAAGGATAAAGCAGGGCGTCCAAGCGGCGCTGGAGTTCAAACAATGGAAGACGACGACGCGCCAGCCGAAGCTTTTCAATTTGTGCCTTCAGTTTCAGTCCTTGCTCTTTCTCTTCACCTTGAAAACGTCCTGCTAAAAACTCCGATAGTGTAATTCGTAGATGCTGATACGCCTCTTCCAGCTCCTCCTCCTTTGTTGCCGCCTCTAAAGATTTTGTACCAACTGGGGGTGTCATCAATGCTAAATCAGCTAACCACGGCTCCGTTCCCTTTTTTAAGAGCAGTGCCGGCTCTTCACTGAGTTTACTATAACACGGCTCTTTAAGAACCGGCGCATCGAACGGCAGGGGTGCTATTGGAATCGTAATACCGCATAATAAATCAATCGCAATATACTCGGTTTTCGCTTCATTCATACGTAGGGCTTTAGGAAAGAGACCCGCCGCTTTGACCGATTTTACATCGCAGGCAGTATCCATATTTGTAAAATAATTACGATATACAGTTTCGATTGTAGGAAAGGGATACAATGACTCCTCGCCGTAGGCACTTGCGCACTGCGGTAAAACAAGACCGTCATCAAGGCACGGTATATAGAGTTTTGTATTATCAGGTTGCACTTGAAGAAGACCGACAAGGCGATTGCTGCGGTCGCGTAAAAGTTTCATATCGGCAGTAATGGTTAAATCGGTCAAACTTGGCGGGCGAAACTCCATCTCGCGCACCGGTAGCCAGGGGTGGACTGGAGGTACCGATCGTCCACACCCTTCCTCTGAAATATACTCATCAATAAACCGTTGAAGCGGTACCTTTATCTTCGGAGGTAAACTTTTGGCGCTGGCGCCCTCAAAATGGCAAATACCGTACATCGATTTATCTTTCTCCGTTTTACCGTCATATAGTACAAGCGGGTCGTAGTTTCCTGTTACTTCATCTTCGACAAGAAACATCCATGGAGGCGGATACATTTTATCGTGTACCGAAATACCAAATTGAGGACATAAGAGTGTTGGCTCATCATTTTTATTTTTAGGAACACGAATACGAACTAAAAGGACACCATACTCTGAAAATAATCCTGGAATTGCTAACAATGACTCCCAAAGTCTGAGTTCTTTCGGCTCTTTTATATCGGTAACATACGCTTTGAATTGGTGCCACGCGTAGTAAAACGCCTTTGCCGGCGCCGGTATTTCGCCGCCGTCGGCGGGTAATAAATCCATCATCTGGCACCACGCTTGTAGTTTACCGGTTGTTTCGTCGGTGCCCTTGAGTGTTCCAAATTCGTGTATGAGCGTTCCGTAATTCGCCTGCTCAAACGCCCGTGCGGCAAACGGCTCCTTTGGTCCGTTCAGTCTATCCTCCAAATACCGTAGCATCTGGTCGTCGGTGCGTACACTATTTTCGTCGCGGTGTAGTTTGAATTCGCTTGTCGAATACTCTATCCAGGCAAGCAGTGAGAGGAAATTTCGCCCTGGCTCGCGCTGCGAATGACCGATACCGTAGCGTATAAACGCCTGGGCGGGTGTCGTATTCTCGCGATACGGTAGTAAATGCGAATTTGTCTCCTGTTGCCCTACACCGCGGTTCTTCGTTAGAAAGTCGTCAGGATTTTGCCCTAAAAATTTATTGACCGACGCAGGCGGGACGGCAATCGCGCCTTTTTCAAGTTCAAACCAATCTAATTTAATACGACCTAGGACGTTTTGATTTGGAATATACCATGTCTTCGCAGTCGAAGAGAAGGGTCGACTGCGATTCGCAATATCTTTTACCGGTGCGGGCTCCTCGGCAGGCGGAGGGGGTAATTCCTCTGCTTGCGGCTCTGCTTGCTGCGGCTCTACTTCCTTGACTATCTGACGTGCACCTTCTGGCATAGATAAATGTTTTGGCTCTAAGAAACAGCACGGCAGTGCGAATTTATCAGGATGGTGAATATCATCCAAAAATCCCGAATACTTCGCAACCTTTCCTGAGGTCGGTGTAGATGTAGGACGTTCTAATACAGTTTCTCCTATTGCCGGCTCTAAAGGATTTGTTAACTTTGTTCCGCGGCAGAATGGGCAGGTATTTGGCGCCTTCGGTTTTCCATCGTATCCTAACGTCCCTTCATACTCCGACTCCAAAAGAGGTAAATCATCGCGGACGCACCAGTATTCCGTACATATATAATTATTCATATGCTTTTTATCAGTACCGGTTTGTGTCACAATCCATATTGGTTTTGTTTCCTGCTGTTGTATTAAATCGGCAATCTCTTTTCTATGGGCTTTGAGCGACTCCGTCACTTCGGTAATACTTCGCTGACCTTTCTTATTCGCCTTTAAAGGAAATCCTGCCTCTAATACAATCTTCTCGTTTTTCAGAATCTCCGCTGGGCTACCCTTTCGCTGGTCGACCGCTGTACCCACAACCGCCTTATACGCTTCTTCGACTCGTCGCGGCAATGGGACCTCTATCCAGCGTACCTTATCTCCATATAATTCTTTCGCGCGACGATACGCCTCTTTTGAAAGTACATTTGGCTGGCGGGTTCGCGCAGGCTGGCACTGACGGCTATATAAAATTGTACGCGCCTCGCCAGTATCAGTATACTGAAATAAATCGTTATCTCGGCTTTTCAATTTATTCAAATACCATTCCTTCGTAATTTTCTCGACCTTTTCGTCTGGTGCAAGCGCCTTTGGAGCCGCTGCCGCTGCTGCTATCGCAGGCGCTGCTACTTCTTCAGCTTCCTCCTCCTCGGCTTCCTCCTCTGCTTCGTCGGTGTTCTCAGCATCTTCGCCATTATTTAGCATACCCAATAATTGCATATCAAATGCCTGCTCGAGTTCAGCCGGTGGCGCCGGCGATTCATTCGCTGCTATTTCCGCCTCCGTTTCTACTACCGCCACTTCCTCATCCTTTGTCTTCCCAACCTGTAGTCGTTCTGCGGTATCCGAAAGGAAAAGTGTCATAAGCGTCATCATACGCTCCAAATCTTTCAGCGATTCGCAACCTGTAATTAAAATACGATACTTTGGATGTTCGTTATAGATTCGTATTGATGTACCAACATTATACGCCGCGACTGTTGTATCCTCCTCAGTTGTCTGCGGTTTCTTTGCGCTACATTTTGCGTCACGAATCGCTACATCCTTAATGCGTAAATCATCTCCCGCATCACTCTTATACATAATAACATACTCCGAATGACGTTGTAACCATTCATCCTCTGCCTGCGCCGCTTCTTCCGGTGAAATACCAAACTCTTTAATCAGCGCCTTAATATAACCACCCTTTGGTACTTCGACCTCAGTTTTCGCCCCACGATTCAAATATAAGAGCGTCAAATAATTCATAATCGGATCTGTCGTTTGTACGTAATTACTGACTCCCTTGTATCGTAAAATAACCGCAGCCGGCGTTGTTTCCCCTTCAAACGGCGGGTCAACCGAAAACAGAGGTGAAAACGTATCCACACGGCTCAGCAGTTCTACCTTACCTGGTTTACGTCCTTCCAGAGCAGTATTAAATTCATATTCTGCTGTTAGTTCACATAGTTTTATCTCTTTATTCATATCTTCCCACGGCGTTCCTTTTAACATATCTACTAGGACATCTTGCGCCTTTTTCATAATCGTCGCCGATATATGGACGCCGCGGCGAGGAGCGCCGATATACATCTCAGCACTTCCATCTTCGTAAATGCGCACCGTCCAACATACACCTAATACTTTAGGGTCATTTATAGGAAGTTTAATAAGAATAATCGCTCCCATATCGGTTGACGGTTGGTCCGCCATCAAACTATCCAATAATTTTTCATTTGTAATAAAAGGTTTGCCATCTTTGCCCGTTGCTACCTTAATAATCGATGGGACGCGATCCTTTGCCGAAAAGAAACGTAAAAATGGCTTCGAAGGGCTTGGTATCATTTCGTAAAATTTCAACTCCAAAAGCGAAGCGGTGTACCCTGATGCCCGTGGTAAAATACATTTGTAAATATATAACTTTGTCAGTTCAGGCAGCTCTGCGTCTCGAACAATCGGTGAGGTTACGCCCTTTTCTAAACGTTCGAGTCGCGCCGTAATATATTGCCGGTAGTCGCGAAGGGTTTGAAGAGCGGTCGCATTCATTCGCAAAGATTGCGGGGCGGAACGCAATTGAGGAAAATAGAGCCGAATAAAGCCTTCAAAGACTGCCTCGCTTATCGGCTCCGTTGATGTCAGTAGCGATTCTAACGTCCATACATGGACTACGGGGGTTGCCTTTGCGAGTGCCGTATTCTCTACCGTCACACCGCTATAGAGTGTTGGAAATACAGGCTTCTTTGCACCATCTTCATATATACGTGGATCCGGTTGTCTCAAGACTGCCGGATCGTGGGGATTTATAAGACCATCCGCCGAAAGAAATGGCCACGAAAATTCCAAAGGTTTGAAATGATTCTCCGTTGTCTCAACCGCAATGAAAAGTTGGCTCGGCGGCGTTGAACCAAGTACCTCAGCAATACGTTGTTTAACATTAAATAGAGTTTCAAATGGAAAAATGCTGGTAAACTGGGTTTCCTCAAGTTTTACGATACGAGTCTCATCTAAATGAGAAAGTATCGTAATCGCCCGTGGTCCTAATGAGGGTAACCGGGGCGGTTCTAATACGTCCATTGCTACAGTGGTTTATGTTTTGAATTCTTCGATCTAATCGTGTAGACCGTCCTCCACCGTCTCCTTGTATTTCGGAGAATCTGTAATATGAACGCCGCAATATTCAACAGGATGCGCCGAAAAATTTGTATATTTATAAACCCCAAGCTCTTCTGCCTGCTCTAACAGCCAGGCAAAGTGATTCCAAAACTCAGGTGTATGTCCGATAGAGCTTGTACCAACGTGACTCATTTCGTGTAGGGCAACAAAGACAATCACGTTCTCCTGTACAAGATTCTCCTTCTCGTCGCGCTGCCGCAGGCACATAAATATCTTTTCGCCCTTATTTACACTGTACGATGTATACTGCGCGTCAGGCGTTGATTCGCTAAACCGTTGCGCCGAACAATCGAAATTATCAATCATTTGCTTCACGAACTTTTTATCGTAATATTTGTTTTTGAGATACTCGCGAAGTTGAATAAGTTTTCCTCTTACACGCGCAAGGCGGTCCGCTGCATCCTGTTTATCGGGAAGATTGCGGACTAAGTACATTTCACCGTCTACCTTTGACTGTGTAAGAGCGACAGGATACTTAGAATCCTTCATTGAGAGCCCCGCATAGCCCATACCAACTACACCGACAAGGAACGCCCAAGGGAGCATGGAATCGTTCATATCCTTACTTTAGGTCGTCTATTTTATAACAAAGTAAGACGATTGCGACGTCGGGTTGCTCTAGACTTTTTTGCCTTTACTGATAAGGGATGTCCGTCTATACGAAATATCCATGTTCTCGAAATATTTGGAATACGTTCGTGTATAAAAGCCTCAAGCCACGATTTAAACAGTTTACATTTATCATTGTTCGGAATATTATGTAGTAATCTACGAAAAAATATAGGAAATGTATCTGATGACTCGTACATAGTTTTATATTTATCCAAATTGGAATATATAAGATTTCGCGCGTATTCATTTGGATAACTAACAAAATACTTAAGTAGCATATCAAATGGTGTTTTTGATTTATACTCAGGCGTCATATATGTATTCACTGTAGCACGATATTCTAAAAATGCGGTAGGAGGGTCAAATCCAGCATTATATGTTTTTTCATACCATGTTTTACCATATAACGCAATTGAATATGTTAAAAGGTCCAGTGTTTCATTCCATTCACGGCGACAGGGAATATAACTTTTATCCGATAATTGAATATACTGAACATGCGGAAAATGGTGTTTTATTGTAGTTAAAGCAATGTGTATAAGTTCTCTTCCCATACTATGCGTATCCATATAGCCGGTATTTATATCATTTTCTGCACATGTATCTAATGCTTCCACATGTCCTAGTTTAACGGTATCAATTACACTAAGGAATTCGGATGGTACATCAGGCATAAGTACTGAAAATTGTAGACATGGACGTTTTGTATCACCTATTATAAAATAATATGAATGAGGGTGTAGTCGTTCTTGTATTTTCATAGTAAATGTATAATGATCTGTTTTTACAGGTACAGTAAACGGTTTGGGATCCATTTAATACATATATACATATTAGGTTTTAGACTTAATTCGATGATAATCGTTACAAAATTGAAATTGGTGTGAAGGGTGTGCTATGTTTTCTAACAATGACGGTGGAGTATATGATTCTATATGCTGAGAAACCGGATGTGCTCGCGGCGAAAGTAGTGGCGGCGTGCGCGGAGAACTGGCATCCGTGTGGCGGCGTGGCGGTGGCAACAATCGTTGAATATGTAGATAACGACGGATGGCATAAAAATGCCATTTCGTTCTATCAGGCAATGGTGCGCGAAGGTGGTCCGCCAATCTTGATTCCTACGTCGGCGCTGTATGTATAGGATCAGTCTTCGGGAGTTTGTAATATGCCTTTGTCGTCAAACACAAGATATTGATATTCATATCCTAAAGCAATACAGGCGGCTTTTTGTAATGGAAGTTTTCCGTCTTTCATACCTTTTTCATACGTCCATGTACTTTTAACTTCAATAATTCGTTTCTCAGATGGTATATAAATATCACTGAAATATCGGTGTTTTTTACCATCATCTGTAGTATACCAAATTTCTGGTTGTTGCTTACGACCTATAAGAATATCCTCTTCTTTGACCGATAGTAGTAAATAATCTAGTGCGCGATTCTCATATCCTTGAATCTTAACTTTCTTGCCCGATGGAAAAGTATAGATTTTATAGGAGAATCCTTTTTTTTCTATTTTATCTTGAACTTCGGCACTTTGACTAGGACGCTCTACACCGTATTTCTTCATAGATGTTGCTTTGGTACGTTCTTGAACTTCGGCACTTTGTGTGACATGCTCTACACCAAATTTATCCATATTTGTTTGTTTTTTCCGCTTATTCATACAATCATTATCAGAACATCGTTGTCCTATTGAAAATTTATTATATGTTATTTTACCTTCTTTTCCACAAAGACACTTGAATTTCATAGGAGTTTTGTTATCTTTATATTTTGTTTCTAGGAGTTCGCATCCTGCTTTCTTATAAATATTTCTTAATTCTTCAATTGTATATTTTTTATCTTCTATATATTTTAGGATTCCTTTGAGAGCTGCTTCTTTTTTATCAGGTCGCTGACTAACATACTCATAGCCAAATCGGTCCATATTTGTAATTTTCATACGTTCATTTCGGCAATGTTTACAACGTATACCTTGATTAAATATATCTAATCGAGTAGTTTGTGGTTCTGGGTGTCCGCACGAACAAAGATATTCCAACGGCTTTTTGTTCGTTTTATATTCCTTAGATACCAAAGTACATTTTGCGGCTTCAAATATTTGTTTCACGTCCTCAAATGCCAACCGGGGAGGCATTTATTTAGTTGGTTTGGGTTATTTGAAATAGATGAACGAAGTTCAACTTTTTCAAAGAATGAGGCAAGGGGGAGAGGAGGACGGAAAAATTAGAACCATGAAATTTTAAAATTTTTATTTTTTTAAGCGATTTCCAATACACGTCTATTAGTATCCGGGGATATAGTGCTGTTGAGCCATGGGCTCACATTCACCTGCGGGTTCGGCGGCTCCGATCGTAGATCCCAAGAGGCATTGCGGAGAGACTGTCCCACCGTGTTGACACCGATGAGCGCACCGGCGTTGAGGAAGTTCTTGCCCGCAATATCACCGGCACCCTGGGGGTTCACCTGCGCCCACTTCGAGTTAGGGTCATTCGGCAGGAGCTCCTGCGGCGCGAGCTGGTTCTTAGGGTAGCAGTTGGAGGGTGTCGAGGCGGCGGCGAAGGGCATAGGGGAGGGGCTCTCGAAGCCCTCGCGTACAGGCGCGTTGTCGGGGGTATCGGGGCTGACCGTTGTGTGCTGCGGTGTTGCATTCTGGGAGGCATTCATAATACGAGCAACATCAACTTGACCGGCGTTGATTAAGGCACCGGCGGGCTCACCATTCATAGAATAAGCAGCGCCACTGTGGGTTACACCACCGGAATTCTGGAATCCCTCACGGTGGTGGTGGTGACGACGCTTCAGCAGTCCACCGAGTGTGGGATCTAAGACAAAAAACAGACCTAAGGCGACCAGGACGGCTAGACCAACCAGGAGCGGCGTTCGCGAAGACATTTCTCTAATTCCCTTGTTTGTATTTTTTTTACGCCTCGCTGTTTGTTGATTCGTCATCATCGGTTATCCAATCGCTGAATTGGGACTCATCGTCGGATACTTCATATTTTCCAAAAAAGTTCTTCATTGCGTCCAAGGCATTCTGTCGCGCTTCGTCGGCAGTCCGGAAGAGGAGCTTTACTTGTTCTTTTGCGTCCGCCTTCTCTTTCGCAATCAATGCCGGGCTACGTAAAGTCAGGGTATTCTTCGTGTCGGCAACTGCCTCAAGATCATTCACCTCCTCAATCTCCTTTGCCGGATTCGCCGGAGCCTGCCAATCAAAGTCAATCACCATGCTCTGGGTATCCTGTTCTACGAACTTCACGGCAAACTTTGGTGAAATGGTAGACCGGGTAATTAGAATACCAATTAACTCCAAATCAACAATACAATTTGTGTATGCGCCTTCCTTTACATCAAAGAAAAACTCTTTCTCTGTATACTCATTCCAGTGAGGAGTACCATCTGTATCGTATACCATACCCCATTGTGGCGTAATACGTTGTAGTGACTCGTACAACGGCTTATTCTTAAACAGCGTCTCCGTCTTCGTCAGTTCATTAAGAATTGTAAATTCCAATTTAGCAAACTTTTCCTGTACTGATGCCTCGGGAAGAATTGTAAGTTTACTATTCATTCGTAGACGTACGCCTAGTGGTTTAGGGCTCGCCATAGGTACATAAAAATAGACGTTATTACCATCAGCACGACGTTCCGGGACTCCAAACATTGGTTCTGTTTTGAGCTGCGATGTACGTTGAAAAATAGTTCCGCACCCCATTTCAATGAGTGCCGGAATCCAGCGTGACCGTTATACAGAAGCAACTGGTGATTTAGCAGAACATATCGGTGATAAAGTACTATTATTATTAAAGTCTCCCGAAAATCAAGCGCGTATTCAATCAGTGTTAGACCCGATTATTTCACATATTATTAATCGTATTTTTCCATATATACTGTTATCAGCAATACTCTTTTTAATTTTATTTATTTTAACAATTGGCACATTTTATATGGTAATGCGTACCTCCGCAACCATGAGTTACAGCACGAAGATATCAGACCTCTAAAATGGCAAAGGCTGAAAGAGTAAACGAAATTCATCGGCATCCATATCCTTGAGATGCTCCGTACGTAATATATCAAGATACGGAGTTTCCGTTGTCGTAACATCCTTATCTCCTTTCGTCCACTGCCCCCATTTCATCCACTGCTTCTCGCTCATCAAATCGTCAACCGTCTCGTTGATACCCTTCAGCATATCAATCGCCCTGTCGTAAGGAAGATAGTCCTTAATGTGGATAGACTCAAGGGCTTTGTGAAGATTGCCCTTGTACTTGATGGTAAAGTACGATGCCTTGAACGGCAGCGACTTTGCCTTATTTGTATAGTCGGACCCCATTAGGACGCACATTTCAAGAAACTGTAGGTAAGTAAGACCGGCGTGTTGTAGAATCGGATTGAGTTCATACGCTATCCAGCCAGTTGTATCTCCTGGTACACTCATGCGCTCTGGAACAAGCAATGTATGGACCCCGCGTGCCAGCAAATCCATATCGTTACTCATCACAGCGTCAAGCTCGCCCCGACGCATCAAATACGCCAAAACATTGTCCGCCTCGCCGTTCGCATTCAGAAAGAGCACGCCCGCTGCGTACAGTAGGCGCTTCACTTCGTCACGCTCATCCGTTGTTACGTAGACAGAGGATGCCGTAAGATTGCCGATCTCCTTTGCTAGTGTGCTGCGTTGCTCGTCTGTCATCTCGGCATTCTCAATATCGGTCGTCAGTTGTTGGCGCTTCATGTCATTCTTGAGTCGCACCTCATTGCGCTGACGAATCGTCTCGCGCTTCTCATCTGGCGGCTTGCCGTCAAAGACCGGTACCGGTATAATATTGTATTCCCTACATTTCGCAATCAGGTGCGCAATGTAAGTAATTGGATGTGTTTTATTGGCTTTCGCCTTGTAAAGGAAGCCAAGAATGTCGATGCCGACACGCTTGTTTTTGTAGGAAGCCCATACGGGCGCTTTAATGGCTTTCGGTGCCGCCCATCGTATCCAGCCTGTAAGTCCGCGGATACCCATTGTAAGAAAGTAGGAATTCTAAGAAGTTTAGAGTTTCGGTGTGTCAAAACGTCGGTTTGGGCGTAGAAGGGTCAATTTTTTCATCGTTTGAATCCCTCAAGCACATCTGGAACACTCATTCGTAAACTCATGTCTTTTGGAACAGTGTGCTTTGCTTGAGTGCGTAGACGGTCCAATTCTGGTGTCACTAATCCACACATAACATATTGTTTTTCTTGAGATGTTTTGCCATTACCAAAGACCCATAAAAATTCAAAATGGGGGGCTAAAGCCGCTTTCAACACATAATACGCAAATACACTTGTATTTTCTTCCCATTTATGCGTTGCTCTTGCTAAAAGTTGCGTTGCCTGAAAGTCCTGCCACTTACGTTGTCTTGCCCACAATCTACCATACCATGCACATGCTAACCATTCTGCATACAACTCCGTCCACGCCTCAAACAAATGCGGATTCAGTTTATCGGTCTTATTCATCTTCCAGCACGGTGCCGGTGACGGTCCAACTTTCCAGTCCCACTTCATTGCGTGAATCATTTCGTGAATCAGTACCCGCTCCCATTCCTCACTACGATAAATTACAATATTTGGCGTGCCAACAATCGTCCATCCGCCGTTCACCTGGGCTTTTGTCGGCCACTGATTCGCCTTGATATATCTTGGGTCGTCGCGAAACCATACATAAATATTAAATCCTGGTGCTGCGCCTAACCATGTAAGAATAGCATCCACCGTTCGTGCGACTTCGGTTGCCTTGCCTAAGACCGGTGTAATCAAATACAGCGTACTTCCCTGCCAAAGTTCATATTTGAGCCCTTGGGTTGCTGGGTTGTCTAACAATGAGAATATGGTCTGCTGCTCCCAGCCACTAGCTATCTGCCTTTTTGCTTCGTCGAACTCGCGCGGGCTTAGCGGCTGGGGCTGCCTTTGCGGTTTCAATGGGGGCTGCTGGACTGACTGGAGCAGCGCCAACGCCGACTCCGCTGGCGGATTCATTTTGTACTGGTGTGTCTTTTTTATGTATTGGTATTTGTATCGGTTTTGGAAGCGGCTTTGAATGGGTTCGCACCGTTTCGAACAGAAACAGTACTGCCGATTCGAGCGACAGTGGTGTGCGGTACGATGTATGCGGCTCGGCGGTTGTCAGGGACTTCATCGCCAGCCAGAACACGTGTGGCTCAAGAAGAGTATGTTGACGTTGAATCGCCGCCGCGCAACTATCAATAATCTCAGGACCCGTCTGACAGAAACTGAGGGCTTGATATACAATACTACGTAACCATTGGACTACCTTAAGATCGGGCTTTCGGGTTGTACGGGCGTTTTGGATAAGCAAGGCAATCATTTCATCGTAGAAATCCTGAATACGCCGCGGCCAGTTAGCGGGAACTTGTCCTGGTAAATATATCTGAATTTCATCGATGCGTTCCGGTCGCCCTTCACATTTATCGTACGCAATGTGTGTTGCGAATAGTGGGGGGACTTTAGACTGCCAATCTTGGAACGACATACGGGGCATACGATAGCGTACAAATGCGTCATCAAGAAGGGCTAATGGACCCGTCATTTCACGCGCCGTTATCCAAAGCATCCCTGCCGCTTCGGGTGGTAGGACAAACTGTTGAAGAATTGCCCGCACACGAATCGCTGCTGCAAGGGAAAGACTATGTGCGCGTCTCAGAATAACAAGTTTGCGAGAAGAGGACCGTAGACTATTGAGTACATCACCACTCGAAAAGAAACTTGTCAAAAGATCGCCAATAATCTGCTTATCTTGCATCGATAAGTTCGGAATATCAATTTCAAAATGGTACGGACTCGTAAAGACGCGGGCTTCATAACTATCACCAATCGTAAATGTACGTGTTTCCATCGGATACGTAATCTTTCCTTTATTCTCCGTTTCAATCAACCTTCGTAATTCATTTGTTTTACCGGAGCCCGCAGGACCGATAAACATAAAAGGTATATCAAGCCGTTTCATCGTATTAAAGTTAATATGAAGCGATTTGTTTAGGCGGAATCTATTATCAATTGCCTGCCGCCAATGTATCCCGTAAATTACTGATAGTAATCGTGCTAATGCTTGCCGATATTAGCGCGCACGGTAAGATTACAATCATGACGATGCCAAGTATAAATTGAATCATCTGACCTGGATTATGGCTGAAATGGTATAATGCTAGAGCGTATGCAATAAGTGATGCTACAAAGCTAAACACCGTGACAATTGCTAAAAGTTTAGTATTTTGTGCGGAATCCTTCGGTAGAAGTGTACCATATGTTACACCCGCAATCACTGCTAACATACCACAGACACCTATTGATATTGCGAACGGCGCATTAAACGACATACTCTATTATATATCAAGTTTATCGGCGCCTGCCTCCAATCTTCCCTGCCGCTTTTACTGTATCCCCAAAAGCGGTTGCGAATGTATCCCATTTTACACCTGTGCCGGGCGGAGTTGATATAATAACCGCAATTCCACACAATATCAAAATAGATACAATTAAAGGTACAAAGAACCGCGTAAAAAAGACATCTTTAATGACGGGATCACCATGTCTGCGTCTTTTATTCGCAGACGACGCACTACACGATGCGGACGAGTCCATTTACAATGGTCTATCTTTTTCTAACCGTAATAATAAGGAGAATGTCTACTGGTGGCGACGCGGCACAAGTGAATGATAGACTTTCAGTCTTTCAGTGTAACCCTGCGTTACATCGCCGGGGCGGCGAGACGTGTTTACCAAGTACAGCAATTGAACGCCTAATACGTACGTGGAATAAGACGCATCCCCGGAATAAAATAATCATCCAAAAGACACGAAAAGTTGGAAAGTCTACCAATTCGTATTTATGGAATCAACTTCGTGAAAAGATGAAGTCCCATTACAAATGCGAAACCGAATTCTGTGCTATTAAGAAAATACCTGGATTATCTGACAATGAGAAACGAGACTTAAAAGGGTATTTCAAGCCTGAAAAGCCCAAAAAATGGGATAAGAAACCCACCGATTGGCTTGATAGTTACAATATCGAAGACGTTATGAAACAGTATGAAGCCGCCTACCCGTTTTTTGAATTTATTGGACCTGTCCCTATTGACTTTGACGCAAAAGACGAAAATGC